ACGATTCTGAATAGGATCTTCGATATTAACCAGGATCTCTTTGCGGATACTGGCAACATCAGGAGTTGACATAGGAATATAATTCAGACTCAAGATTCTTCCCCTCCTTCCTTCATCTTCTTAGAAGTTTTAATGAAGTCCATTTTCTTATGATCATTATTCTTCATACCATCTTTATCAGTATAAAAGATACCAAACTTACTCATCATTTGAATAATATCCCAAATAGCATTTTTACTATCAGATAAAGCAAGTTTAATAACTGTGGTAAAGAAGTCCTTCATTACTTCTTTATCTCCAGCATATTTAAAGATAGTAATGTCTACATTTTGTAATGCAGGATCAGCTGGAGTTGTTTCTCTTAGATTCATAGAGGTAAAGTCATTCAGATAGATGCGTTGAAGCTTTTCTGTTTCAGAGATACCGACACATGCAACCTCTCCACCTTTTCGACCAACAATCAGATAAGCTTCTCCAGTCATAGGTTCATCATTATCTACAATTGGATCATCAGTTTCATTGGCTTCTTTACATGCAGCTTCTGTAATAACATACTTCTTCGTACCTTTATCAGAAACAAACTTTGCCTTCGAATCATAATCTTCATCAATAATTCGATATAGAAGTTCTACAAAAGGACCATAAGATTGATCCGTGATTTTAATGTAGTTATACTTTGCCTGCTTGCGCATAACTTCATCTTTCAGTGCAACTTTGTATTTTGTCTCTTTTACAAAAGCGGGATTCGTATTTGTATGACTACCACCATCTTTGATTTCAACGATTAAGTTATAATCAGGAAGATAATAGTCGGGATCATACTGCCGATTCGTTTTTGTAACAGGATCATAGTATACAAAAGTCTCTGGAGAATTCTGAATCATATTAGAAGTGAAGTCCATAATCTTATCACAGAACTGGAGGAAGTTTTTCTCCGGTTTAGATAAGTAATCGACATACCCACCATCTTTGAACTGATATTTACCAGCAGTAGGACGATGCTTCTGCATTTCCTTCTGGTGTTCCATATCATTCAATAGAGTAGCTTTACCATATACTTTAATATGATTCTTTAATGCTGCATCACGGAGTTTCTGCCGACAAGCAGGATCACCACACATCTTAAACGGTTTACCAAGTTTAGTAGACCAATCTGTAGGTTTACCACAAGCCATACATTTGCCATGTAATGTACCATGAGTAGAAAAATACAGAGCTTGTGGGGCATCCATACCTGACTGTTGTAATTCTGCACTATGAAGCTTATAAATGTGCTCCACAGCTAAAGCTTTCTTCGGGAAATATTTATGACAATATGGACAATTTGCCATGAATTTTCACCTCCTAACCGCCTTGTTTCTTATAATTTTGTTCACGATATCATTCTATACATTATATAATATAAAGACGAAAAAGCCCCAGGGAATTACCCCTGGGACTTATAATTTATTAGTTTTTAGCTGTTACTTCGTAATTAGCTTTTGGATAATCAGAATTGTCAATACGAGCAGGATCCAAATTAACCCCATCTGAACTAATTACATTCTGAAACCCATCCATAGCTATCTGGTCAAGATCAGGTTTAGTCAGTTCAGCTGGATTATCTTTTTCATCAAGGAAACTTCGATCAATCGATTGATTAATTTTCCAGATTAGATCTGCTTTATCGTTTTTAATTTCATCTGTGTATTCAATATAAGTTTTACCAACTTTAACATAGAGTTTACCCATCTCTCGTTTAATATCAGCATTTTCTTGATATAGATTAATAATCTCCTTCGTAAGAGCATCGATAGTATAGCATGCTTTATTATATGCTTCTAATAGCTTATTATATTTATCATCACTCTGACAGGTAATACCAGATCCACCACCAGTACCAGGTGTATAAGATGTGGGGTTCTCTCCACCTGATCCTCCACCGAACCATACCTTTTTCTGTTGACAAGGATACTTATCCTCAGGCGTAGATGTATCAGATGTCACAAACTGATTGGGTTTAAAAGCTTCATCATAAGGGAACATAGTTTACGCCTCCTAAAAGTAATGGTTATATGTTTGTATATAAAATATTCATTAAAAAATGATTAGCACCACATTTGTATAATAACGCTTAACTTTATATGTTAGGAAAGGAGGTCCAGAAAATGGCTGGAACTTTCGATTTAACATTTCGAACTGATAGTGCAGGTAATATGGTAAAAGGAAGACGTGGTGAATATGTCTGTAATATTGTACAGATGTTGTTTGCTATGGTTCCCGGTTCAGATCCATATGAACCTGAAAAAGGATTAGCAATTCAACAGCATCTTCATAAAGCATACATTGAACGAACAAGAGATGCTGGTTATGAATCTGAAATTCGTAAACAGTTTTTAAACTATACTGATCTACAACCTACTGAAGTATTAGCACTCTATGTGGATAAGTGTCTGTTTATTTATGCTGCTTTCCTACTGGATGGAAATATCTATCAAGTAGATGTTACCGCTGACGATACTGCACTGAGTGCTATTTTAAGACAATAAAATAGAAAGGAACTGAAATAACAATGGAGAATCAGAACCTGGATAAGATTATCCGAAATACTAATACACCAACTGAAAATACACCTAATACAGATCCCATGGCTGCAATCAGACAGGCAACTGGCCTGGACTTGAATATTAAGGATTTTGAAACTCAGCCTGCACAGAATGTTGATCCTGTTCCTGTTGCATATCCTGTAGACGAGAAGCCTCGTGTTACTGGTGGTATTGATGTGCTGACTCCTGAAGAGGCTGCTCAGCTCAGAGCTAATGGCAACTATCAGAAGATCGATGTAGACCGTGAAGCCATGCTGCAGCAGGAGCAGAAGCGTATTCAGAGAGAACAGCAGCAGCAGTCTGATATGAATGGTCTGTTAGATGATGCTCTGAATGGTGAAGCTGCTCGTAATCAGAAATGGGAGAAGGCATTTGAAGAGAATCCTGAATTGAAGAAAGAACTCGTCAATAAGGATACTGCTTCTGATACCGCTAATTATACTCCTGATATGAGTGATACCGATAAACACGTTGCTCCTATTGATCGTACTCCCATTAGAGGTTATAATGCAGAGGATGATATGATTCCTTCTTATAGTGCTCCTACTGAATCTATTGTAGATACGCTGAAGAAGACTGATAAGGATGAAGATAATAAACCTACTGCTAATGCTTCTGAGAATGAGATGGCGGAGTATGTCAAGAATCTGACTACGATTGATTATACGGGTGCAGAAACTGAACTGGTTGATGTCTCTCGTGATCGTACTCCTATGGTTACTGAGACTGCTCGTCCTTCCTATAAGAAGACTAACCCCATGGGTGACCAGGCATTCCTGAATGCTGTTGCTAAGTATAAGAAGGATAACTTCCGTGTAGTAAAGGCAGTTATGATCAACTCTGGTTTCGAGATTGGTGAAGTCGGTACTGGTCCTGTGGATCTGTATCAGCTGTATATGACGACTGATCAGAATACAACTGTTCTGGATTATCAGCTGGCTAAGATGACCACTGTGATTAAGAATGTAGTTTCTACGACTCCTGCGGTTGATCCTATGCAGTTAAAGAATGTACTGCACTTTGCGGATTATCAGATGCTGGCTTATGCACATGTGGCTGCTACTCTGAAAGAAGTTGAGATGTTGCATACTTGTAATAAGTGTGGTAAGGATTTCCATATTAAGGCTGCTTCTACTGATCTGATTTTGAATGCAGATGAGATGAGAGAGAAGGCTCAGCGTATTCATAATGCAACTTCCATTGAAGAGAATTCTCTGATGACGAAGGATGTTACGTATACGACTGAGAGTGGATTTGTGATTGTACTTGGTCATCCTTCTTATGCTGAGTATGCTGCTTATATGCGTGAGCTTCGTGACATTGTTGCCAATGGTGATACTGTAGTGAATAATCGCATTGAAGAGATGAATGAGATTCTTCCCTTCATTCGTAAGATTACTCTGCCTACTGGTGTTTATACCTCGAATCTGTTCCAGCGCTTTACTGCTATTGGATTACTGTCTGATGATGACTTCAATGGCCTGAGCAAGGAAGTGGCTAATCTGGCTAAGCAGATTATTATCCCGAAGTTTGGCGTAAAGAAAATCAAGTGCCCACACTGTGGTGAGGTAATCACAGATATTGCTTACGACGATCTGGATAATCTGCTTTTTTTCCATTTCACGGTAAACCGCTTATTGAAGTCAATCGACCAATAATTAACAAATGGGTCAAAACTCTTCATGATGCTGCAAAAGATTATAAAGATATGATATATAATGCACATAGCTTAATGAAAGACTTTTGGTCCTATAATGATCTGTATTGGATGCCATTGCGAGATTGCATTGAACAAGTTGAAGAGTTCATGCCTCGTATGAAAGAGATCGCACGGCAACAAGAAGCAGAGCGTTTAAAGAGCGAGTTTACTGGACAGAAAAATGGAATGAGACCGATGAATAACTCCAGAAGGGGGTCGTAAGTAAATGAAAGCTTATAAGCTGAATATGACCCGACCAGAGTCGATTATTAACTCATTGTGATGACTCTTATGTAATAACAGAAGATGATCTGAAGAATGCAGTTGGCACAAGTGGTGATATCCAGTATTGTGCATATACTGTGTTAATGGAGTTTAATCTTGGGAGAGATGAGATTCTGTTTATAAATAAAGATGAAGAGTCAGTCGTGGTCAAACTTCCAAACAAGAGTCTGGCGAAAGAGATTAAAGCTGCTTGGAATAAAGAGTTAATGCGGATTGGTCTGATGATGTACCGGGTAAAGGTAAAGGCTGATGGACCATATGTGATAATCAGTGTTCATCTGGATAATGAGATCACAGACGCTTCTGAATTAGATTAATGAGAGCCCGGGTAACTCCCGGGCTTCTCTTTTTATATTCGACATGAGTATAATAGAATGAGGTTATCATATGGAAATGACAAAATATAGATTTAGAGAAGGATATTATCCTACTCGTTTGCGAGATATTTGGAATTCGATGCATAATAGATGTAAAAATATTAAGTCAGCGAGTTATCCAAGATATGGTGGACGAGGAATTAAAGTTTGCGATGAGTGGTCTGATAAAAACACTGGTTTTTATAATTTTGTTAATTGGTCACTTGAAAACGGTTATGCTGAACAGTTATCTATCGATCGTATAGATAATGATAGTCCATATGCTCCATGGAATTGTCGATGGGCTACACCAAAAGAGCAGGCTAACAATACTGCAAAGAATGTACGTATTACATATAATGGAAAAACTCATACAGCTTCTGAATGGGCAGGAATTACTGGAATTAAACGAAAAACAATACTTAAACGATATCATTCTGGAAAATCATTAGATGAAGTATTTAAACCAGTTCAGAAAGAAAAGAGATATAATATTAATGGTAAAGAATATACAATACATGAACTTTCTAAACTTACAGGCATAAAAGTAAGAACTTTACGTTTTCGAATAAAAAATGGAAAATTTGATAATATTATGGAACCAGCAGGGTCTAATCGTATAACTGATGTTAATATTACATATGAGGGGCTGACATTTAATGTAGCAGACTGGGCAAAACTTACTGGGTTACCACGAGACACACTATATAGTAGAATATATAATAAATTACCCACATCTGAAGTTTTATTGCGAAAAAGTGGTGAATTAAAATATAAGCCTAAAAACATAAAACCATTAAATACATATAAATTTCCAAATGGCAATTATGCTAAAGATGGACAATATTATGATTCTGATGGGTTTATTAAATTAATCCCAAAAAGAAAGAAGGGATAAAATGGGATCTACTGGTTTACAGCTCGATCTGCTTGATATTGATAAGTTTATCCGTGTGAACGGACTACAGCCTGTGGGTAATCCAATTTTCTTAGATCGTAATATGCCTACTCGAGATGGTGTATTATCCTATGAAATTTTTGGTACTTCTCAGGAAGAGCGCAGGAATCGATTTGCCTATATTGATCTCCACCAACATTATATGCATCCACTTGCTGCTACGAAGTTAAGTGGGTATGATCGTACACTTAGTAAAGTATTATTCAGTCAGTCTGCTTATATTCTGAAAGATGGTGCACTGATTGAAGACTATGAGAATGGTAGATCTGGTCCTGAATTTCTGTATGAAATTTGGGGTAAAGTAAAAGTCAGAGATAAAGATACAATTACGACTAAGGAGCTAGAGAAATTCTTTAAACAGGATCGTGATCAATTATTTATTACAAAGTGGTTGGTGATCCCTGCATTCTATCGTGATCTGAATATGACAGATGATGGTAGCGGTTTAAAGAAGAGTTCATCTACTTTAAATAGTATGTATTCTTCCATTATCTCTTATGTACAGACACTGAATACCTATAGTGATATTTCTCATTATGCACGGCTGACACAATCTCGTGTACAGACATTACTTTGTGATCTGTATGAGAAACTGATGATAGAGACCGTAAAGGGTAAACCTTCTAAGTTTGGTATGCTTAAGAGAAGTTTACAAGCAAAGAATGTTAACTATTCTTCTCGCTTAGTATTATCTTCTCCTATTTTACAGAAGTCATCCTATGAAGATGTACAAGTGAAATTTGGTTCTGCTACTATCCCGTTGGCTTATACAATTACTTCTTTCTTACCATTTGTTGTCTATCAAATGAAGCAGTTCTTTGATAGTAACTTTATTCAGGGTGGTAAAGTTCCTGTTATGAATAGAAGTACAAGAAAGATTGAATATACTTCTTTCAAGAACTCTTATGACGAGACAGAGATTATGAAATTTATTAATCTATATCTGAATGATCCTGGCTCTCGTTTTAATCCGATGATCACTCCAGAAGATACCAATGGTAATACTCACCAAATGGTAATTGTGGGACGATTTGGAAAAGAAAACACCACGATCTCTCGTGGTGCTACATTAACTGATATATTGTATATCTGTACAGTAGAAGCTACAAAAGATAAACATGTGTTTGTTACTCGATATCCTTTGGATAACTATAATGGTCAATGGCCAGGTCGAGTAAATGTTTCTTCTACTATTAAAACTACTCCAGCATTAATTGGTAATACTTTCTATCCTTTCTATCCGGTATGTGAAGGAGATCCAATGAATGCTTTTGTAGATACGCTTCAGTTCAGTAATACAATGATTGATAAAATGGGTGCGGACTTAACTGTATCAAATGTCATGGTCCGTGCGGTGAGTAATCCCGTAAGAATAAACCAGTGAACGACTAACAATCGGTGTTGGTATAATTCATTATATCAGCTAACGGTATCACCTAGAATAACCCAGGGGTAGGACTTCCACCCACCTACCTATACCAAACTGGCGAATGCGGTGACTAAGAGAACCTGACTCCCTGGATTATCTAGGGACATATGGAAATACCGTGCTTGGAAATATACAGGAATGTATGTGGATGAGTGTAGAGACTAATTGTAGGATTACGGTTGTGGCTGTAATTCGAAGTGCTGGTTCCCTGAATGTATAAGACTCCAGGGTAAAGAGATAGTCCACATAGAAGTATATTACATACCAGTCCATGGATGAAATACTTAATAACCGTTGTCCATGTAAAATCTACCTTAATTGCGGGAATCCCTTAGAGCTTACTATCGCTACAACGTGACCGAAAGGTGAGCGTGAATGCTGGCATTTATCAACGTTCGCGGGTTGAGTGGAGACCATAAAAAGTATAGTAAGATTGGGTAACCATAGGTTCAAGTCCTATAGACGCAGCTAAATCTCCTAAGTCAATATTGATATGGAGACTGTTCAGAGACTACGGGTAGACTCATATAAACATATGAGATTGTATAGTCCAATCAATAGTGAAAACTGTTATAATAAAGATTCTCTGATATTTGATGATCTTTATTAATTAGTCGGACGGTGATACGTGTAGCCTCAGAGGGGTATTTACCAAGGAAGCTAATGCTGAGGCTGAGCAGAGAATTAACTCTGTAGCATATTTATTAGATGTTGAAGGTAAGTTTATGCGCAGTATTGGTAAAGATTTTAACTTATGCCTATATAACCTTACCAGAACATATGATAATAAAGTTGATTTCTTACAAGATATCAATAAAGAAAAACCTAAGTATGTAATTTAAATGAAAAGAAATCCCCTCCTTGATTGGAGGGGATTATTCTTTATTAAAAAATTATTTATGAAGACGTATACAGATTATACCAGAACCACCATCTCCTCCTCCCCCACGCTGACCATCATTTCCACCAAATCCTCCGCCACCACTATTAGCAGTACCATTTTTATTATCATAATTACCACCACCACCTTCACCACCATTACCCCAAACGGAAGAAGAACCAACATTTACAACTCCTCCGCCTCCACCACCGGCATATAATTTTCCAGAGGATTCACTAAACTCACGAGTGGTGGAACCTTGTCCAGTACCTATTGGGTACGTATTGATATTTGGTTTTGGATCACTTGCTTTACCATCACTTCCGTCACTACCACCATCTCCACCAATTTTAAAATATTCTGATGTTATTGATCTACCCATTCCTTGGCCTCCACCAGATCCACCATTACCTCCACATATTAATAATTTAAGTGATGATACGGTTCCGCCAGGGTTTAATTTATTTGATATTTTTCCACCATTAGCAGTTAAACCAAATCCAATAGTATCTTCACCATTCATTGGAGCACAATAAGTACTATTATTATAGTTATAAGAGCCAGCTTTACCGCCTGCACCTATTATAATATTATAATCACCTGGAATAATTTCAATTGATTTTGATGTTTTAGTATATCCACCAGCTCCGCCTCCTCCGCCACCATACGATGAGCTACTGCTATACCAACCACCACAACCACCGCTACCACCACCAACAAGAAATACATCAATACAATATTGTGCAGATATAGTTAATATTCCACTAGTAAGAAACTCGATAACACCATCACTGCGATAATTTGAATTACCAGTATACGTATAACTAATCATATTAGCATTATAGAATTTATCAGTTTTGTTAATATTAATATAGTTAGTTATACTATTATCATTATTAGAATAAGTAATACTATATGTATAGCCCACCTCAACAGGAACTATTCGATATGTTTCATTATTTTCTAATATAAAAGTTTTATTAATGGAACCGCCACTATAATTAATAGTCCATCCAGGTAATGCAGATATACATAATAGTGCTATTCCAGTATCAGGCATAGAAGAAATATTACCAATATTATCAGCCATAGTTTGGAAAGTCGCATCAGATGCAGTGCTAACACCCTTGTCAGTAATCGCACTAGCTATAAGCGACTTTCCATTACTGACAGATGTTTTTAAATCACTGATATCAGATGGATCATATGATTGAATTATATTATTTATTCCTTTGTAAAAAAGGATACTTT